AGGCTCTTAGAGCCGCCGAGAGCCTGCTCCTTCAATTTCCCAACGGCTGCAGCATATTGATCCGCCGGGATAAGGCCGCGCTCCATAGCCTGATTAAGGAGATCAAGCTCGCGATTGAATACGCGGGTCGGGTCGATGGCATCCATAAGCCGCGCGGACCATTCCGCAAGCTCATCTCGCATTTGCTTCGTGCCGCCGCCCTTAGCCGCTTTATCGACCTCGATGAGCGATTGATGGAGCGCCTGCGTGCTTGTCGTGACTTGCGTCTGGACGCCTGCCAGCTCGCGACCGGATTGTGCCAGATTGCGCTGCGAGACAGCGAGGCCATTGTAGAAACTATTTGCTGCCTCATTGGCTACGCCGAGCGTCTTGCCGGGAAGAGTGACGAGATCATCAAAGGATTTTTTGATCGCATCAATGGAGCCGACGCCGCGCGTCTTAAAATCTTCCCAAGCCTGCCCGGCGGCCTTGAATTCCCCAAGCGAGAAATTACCAAATACCGCCGCGAGGTTGCCAAGCGCCCGGCCGCCCTGATTGGCAGCATCGACTAGATTGCCAATCGCCGAGACAGTCGAGCCGATTATCTGAATAAAGCCCGCAAGCGCCCCAATCACAACACCAACAGAGGCCTTGAAAAAATCAAAGCCTGCGGACGAGTTTTCCATCGAGGAAGACATCGCTTGAATGGATGGGATGAGCGCTTGAAATGCGGCAATCATCCCGTTCCGAACTGTATCAATCACGGATTGATACATCGAATTCATTGTGGACCAAGACTGCGCCGAAGCCTCAGAGGCTGCCGCATTATCGCGGATCGCTTGCGCGCCCTGATTAAGGACGGCCTGCATCTCGCGGGCAGAATTTCCAAAAAGGACTTGGCTTGCGCGGGCCTTATCCATCCCATCGGGGAGGGATGCATATGCGGCTGCGAGATCGGCAATCACATCTGTGACGGGGCGGGCATTCCCGGCTGAATCGACAAGCGCGACACCGAGCGCCTTCATTACTTCGGCGGCCTTCGAGGCCTTGCCGAAGAAGGCATCCTGTATCAGCTCAGAGATCGATTGCACGCCCTTAGTCGCATCGCTCGATGATGCCCCGAGCTTTTCGAGGGACTGCTCTAGGGCAAGAACACCAGCGGGCGCTTGATTAAGGGCGAAAGCGGAATTCTTTAGCTCTTCGAAATTCTGCGAGACGCCTCGGATGACTTGGCCGAGGCCTTTGAGCATCGCAAGAGCGCCGCCCGCGATGATGCCGCCAGCAAAGGCAGCGCCAACACTCGCGACAGTTGATGCGAGGCTTTTAACATCGAGCTGGACCTTATTGATCCCGGAAGAGAATTGCCCGGTTTCTAAAGTCAGATCGACCTGCAGATTCCCGATTGCCATTATTTGCCCCCTCGGTTGAAGCGGGCAACGGCGCGCTGCAGAACGCTAATCGCTGCATTGATTGCCGTCCTACCATGCGCCGTTATGGCAGGGCGGAGAAAGGGCTTCGGGGCGTTATTGATCGATCCGAATTCAAGCCAATGCCAATGCGGCGCGGCGCGGCCGGAGCCTTTATCGCCCTTCGTCATGACATAGACAACGCCCTTGTGCTTGCTTCCTTCCTTTCGGAGAACGCGAGCGCGAAGAGCGCGCGGGATCGATCCTTTGAATTTATAGGGCTTGCCGGATGGGAGCGTTCCCTCGCCGACCTTATCGAGGCCCTGCGCGGATGCATTGCGCTTCGCAGCGTTCTTGATCTCGTTGCCCATAGCCGCGACGGCCCCGCGTGCGATCTTGCGCTGCATCGCGCGCTCCATCTCTGCGAGATTGGCCGCCAACTCCTTTGCGCCTGCGATCTTAACGCTGACCTTCATGCCACTTTCGCTCCGAACATCGCCGCGACTTGATCGGGCGACATGCTTTCGAAATCAACCGGCGGAGCTTCTTCCTCCTCCTGTTTAATTCGGAGGAATGTGCCCCATTCGATGAGATCAGGAATCGACATTGTTTCTTCCAACTCTCTCACCGGTTTATGAAGCAGAAGTGCAAGCTCATAAAGGAACTTCCTCTCCGGCCTCATGCTTTTTTTGCGGTCTTATCTCCAAAGCCGTTTAATTCGACCGCAACAGGAACGATTGCCATGATTTCCGGCAGCGCGGATGTGCCAAGCTGCGAGATGCGCTCATAACCAATCGGCTTTCCATCAACCAGAACAGCCGAAGAAAGCAGCTTAAGGATAAACTCTGTTTTATCCTCTTGCTCGACAAGCGGGATGAGCGGGAACGCCTCTTTCAAAGGCAATTCCCGCACTTCCACATTCTCGCCGATCTTCGGCGCGCTGATTTTTCTTCTCCCGAGTTCCATCGATTAAGCTCCGATGATGTAGAGCGGCTCTTGATTGATCACAGCCTCGCCTTCGAAAGCCGCTGCCGCGTTGACTTCGAAGGTTTCAGTGAGGCCGGAAGGAGTGATTTGCATCAAGATCGTGCCGATATTCTTCGGCAGGATGATGCGGAGCCAACGGCGCTCGCCATCGGCCACTGCATTGCGCCACTCGTTATAAGCATTCGACTCATAATCGATGTAGCCCTTGATCTTGATATTGCCCGGAGAGGCCTGACCAGCGAGGCTTTCAGCGCCGCAAAAGGTCGTGACATCAATCGTTTCAGCGGCAGGCACCTGACGCTCGAAAGAGGAAAGACAAAAAGTCTCGCCGGGAATCATCGTCATCGTGCCGCCGCCCGGAGCGAATGTCTCGCCGGTCGTATCCGAGCCGAGAAGCTCGACGAGCCAAGTATCACCGAGCTGCCCCGTGCTATCCGGGATTTGCGAGTTGAGAGTGACCATTCCGGTGAGAAAGGCTTTGCCATCGAGCTTCGCCGATCCCGTGCCGCTGATTTCCACCAGCATGCCGGAAGTCACCGGATACAATTCTTGCCAAGCAACCTCGACAAAAGTCGGTTTACCAGCTTGAATTGCATAGATCGAAAAGGGGATGTGATCGATAGACTTGCTCTCTAGGGAGCAGTCGATCCCGTTGGCCGTAAATTTCATCTGATCGCCTCCAAAAGAGCGGGTTTCGCGGCAGGATATTGAGGCGCGCGCCATTGCTGCATCACGCGCCACGCTTTTGAGCTGATATCGAACTCGATCATTTCTTGTTCGATAGTCGGCACCTCGGCGTCTTGTGCCAGAGCAGCGCGAGCCATATCGGCAAGATCGCGAGCGAGCGCCGCTCCGGAATGGTAGATGTCAACTTGCAGCATGACATTCGAATAAGTCACATCGCTGCCGCATAGCGTGGCGGGATAATTCGCCGCGATGCGATTGACGATAACGACAGGGAGAACGATCGGCATATCGTCCTGCTTCTGCGGCGCGATCCCATAATAGACAGGGACCGGGGAGAGAGCGGCCGATAGCACTTCGACAAAGCGGAATTCGATATTCATCCTGCGCTCACTCCATGGCGGGCCATGAGCGTCTCGCGCGTCCGGCGAGCATCGGAAAGCACGGCGGTGATATCGTAGATGCGGCCGCTGACTAGCTCGACGGCGCGCATGCCTGCAGCGACATCGCCGCGATGGCGGATAATGATCTGCGTTGTCGCATCGCCGACAACTTGCCCGGCGGCCATATATTCCCGCCCGGAGATGTCGCGGATATCAGCCCATACGATCACATGCGGCTCCCATGCCGAGATAGGAGCGCCCATTGCGTCCTTGCCATCGACAAGCCGCTCGATCTTGACCTGATAATGAAGCGCGCCCGCCCGCATCGATCAGACCCCGAGGACAATATTGCGATAAGGCTCGAGCAGAGCCTCGGCCATAAAAGGAATGCGGCCGCTTGCGCCGGGAGCGGAGAACTCGCGGTTCTCATAAAAGTGCGAAGCCGTCACAAGCACGGCCTGCAGGATCGGCGGAGCCATATCAAAAGGATTCGAGGAGCCGCCCTCGAAGATGATCGAAGCCGCCTCTGTGCTGGCCTCGGTGATCTCGATGATCGCATAAGGATTGAGAGCCGAGCCCGCATCGATTAGCTCTGCAGGAGCCGATGCCGCGCCCGCGATCTTTAAAGTCACTTCCCGGATCGGGCCGGGATAAATCTGCAGCACGCCTTGCGGCAAGCCCTTCGAGCTGCCCCACTCATGCGCCTGATCGCAGATCGCGATGCCCGTATGCTGCTCGATGACGGAGATCGCCGCCATCGTATAAGTCAAGATCAGCTTATCATCGCCGACTGTATCGAGGCGGCCATGATCGCGGACAAGCGGGATGAGCGCTTCGGCGAGCTTCTGCACATCATGGCGCAGGCGCTTGCGGCGAATGCCGTGGAGATGCCGAGGCGCGGGGAAAACGTGCGTCATTGACCGAGGCTCCGGATTGCGAGCCATGCATCCCCGATGCCGGGCGGTGCAGTCGTTGTCTCAATCGCGATAAAGAGCTTGCCAGCATGAGCGACGAGAGCGCCGGGCTCCGTCACAATGCCATCGCGCCACGCGCCAATCTGCTCGACAAAAGAGGGCGCAGGAGAGCCATCGAGGCCCTTCTCGCCGCGCAGGCCTTGCTCGCCTTGCTTCCCTTTGCGGCCGCGCTGCGCGAGCATCTCCCAACCAGCGCCGGGAATAGAGCCGGGCTCATCTTTAAGCGCAACGAAGGAGGAGCCATCGGCGAGAACAACATCGCCTCCGGAATATTTCTCGTCAGGCTTATAAAGCCCGCGATGCACAAAGCCCTTGCCCTGCGGGCCGCGCACATCGCCGAGATCGATCACATCGCCCGAGGAGCGGATCACAATCAGATTATCATTGCCGCGCGCGATCTCAGCGATGCCATCCGCGAGAATTGTCCAATCATCGCCCCGGCCGGGCTCTTCTTCCGTCTTGCGGCGCGCGATCCATGTCCCGCCCGCATGGCGAGCCGCCTCGCCCTGATAATAGGCGCGCGCTTGCCAATCGCTCGGGACCGGCATCGAGAGCGCTGCGCCCCGGATTTCCGCTGCGAGCTTCTCGGCCCGGCGCTCGATCTCGCGCTCGATCTCCGAGCGAGCTTCCCGGCGCACTTCTTCGAGCCGCTCGGCATGCAAAGCGCGCTCTTCGAGCCGCACCGTTTCAAGCGCCTTGATCTGCCCGGCAAGCTCTTCCCGCATGGCTTCAAAAGCCTCCTGCGAGGCCGCCAAGGCCTTCGAGAATCCGTCTGCAATCTCGGCGCGCTGGACGGCGAGAAAGCCCTGCAGGGCCTCCGCAATGGCTTCCTGATTGCCTTTGCGAGCAGCCTCGATCTCCTCGGCCGTCTTTTTGCGATCCGCCTCGATGAGGGCCGCCAGCTCCTCGATCTCTTTCTCCTTCGAAAGAGCGAGGCCGCTTAAATCTGCGCTGATCTGATCGAGATCGGCGCGAAGCGCGCCTGTCTTTTCTTCGAGAGCCGCTTCGCCTTCGGACCGAACCCGAAGGGCCATCTCCACAGCGCTGCTAAAATCTTTTCCGAGGGCCTCGGCCTTTGCCTGCAGCGCCTCGATGGCCTGCTTCGCATCTTCCGAGCGATCATAGGCAGCATTCCGATCCGCCTCGATCTCGCCCCGGATTTCGGCAGCGGCTTTATCGACTGCAGTCGAAGCCTCTTCCCGAGCAGCCGATTGCACAAAAGCCGCATCGAGGAGCCGAGCCTCGATGCCGCCCAAGGCATCGCCGATCTGCTTCGCTTGATCGGCAAGGCGAGCATCGATGCGGGCTGTGATTTCTTCGGAAGCCTCGGAGACGCCTGCCGCGATCAGTTCGGGAAGATTCTCGATCATGCGGCCCTCATTTTTGAGCGCACCGCCGCGCGGATTTCTTCGGCCGAAAAGCTCTTCGGCTCCGGAGCAGGCGCAGGCTTCGGCTCATCGGCCGGAGCGGCAGGCGGAGCTACAGGAGCGGGAGGCGGAGCGGGCGGATTCATAAGCTGGTCAAGCTCGACTTTGGCCTTCTCGACGGAGACGCCAATCGGGACCATCTGCGCCTGCAGATAGCCCTCGTCGCCGCCATCGATGGGCTCTAAATCTTCGAGCTTGCGCGCTTCATTAGGCGTGAGGATGCCATTCTGAATTGCAGAGGAATAAGCCTCGAAGCGATCCTTCGTCTCAGCGCGCATCAAGCCGCCTTCGACATCGAATTCGACGTATTGATCGACAGGCAGGCGGAAGAATTTATCGAGCGCATCCTCGATGGCCTCGATATAGAAGCCGAGCGTCGAGACAACGAAGGAGCGCTGCAGCGTCTCCACATTGCGGAAGCTCGCCTTATCCATCTCGCCGAGCATCCAAAGCGGCACGCGATAGACGCGCGCCACATCGGCAATGCTCATGCGATATTGATCGACGAGCGCGGCATCCTGCGCCGAGATCGTCAAGGGCTGCCATTGCACATCGTTATCGAGGACGGCCGTCCGCCCCATGAAATTATTCGAAGTGCCTTGCTCCCACATACTTTTAAGGCGCGCAGCGGCATCAGCATTCAGCGGCTTAGGTGTGCGAAGGATGCCGCCGGGGCGGCTCATATTCGCGAAAAAGTTTGCCGTATTCTTTTGGATCGCATCCGCGCCCGCAATCGAAGCCGCGCAGGCCGTCAGAGGCGAGACGCCAATCAGCCAATGATTGAGGCAGAAGAGGCGAAGATGCAAAACATCGCGCGCCGGGACCATATGATCCAGATCGGGCGTCAGATCATTATAAACATCGCCGCCGACTTGATAGAAGATCGAGCCATCGGGAGCGACATAAGGCGCGACGGAAGAGGCGGGGCGGGGATGGAAAGCAGAGACGGCCCCGCGATTATCCCGCTGCGCGATGGCATATGCATTCCCCGTCAGGAGAAGATTCGCCATCATAAAAAGCCAAAAATCAGACCGCGTCTGATATTCATTCGGATTGCGAAGAACGGAAGCGACAGCGCCGCGCATTAGCTCGCGCCCGCCATCTTCCTTCTGCCGCCAATGCCGAAGATCGTATTTTGCGATTTCCTGCGAGATTGTCGAGACAGCCGCATAGACAGCCGCATTCGTCATCGCATCCCGCGCCGAAGGCTTATCGAAGCCCCGCTGCCACCAATTCGGCATATGGTCTTCGCGCGGATAAAAAAGCGACCCACCGGAGGGGAAGCTCTTTTTCACGCCGACCAATGCGAGGGCTTTCGCTACGATGCTCATTCGGCAATCAACATCCGATGCTGATATTCATCTTTTCGCGGTCTGCCGCGTCGAGTGAATTTCTGCGGTGAGAGGTCTGTGGGCGGCTGCGTCGGGAGAAGCGCGCCGCCCACTTCCTCAAGCCAACCACGGCGAAGCAAAGGCTCCGCCGCGCCCGGCGCGAGTTCGACATGCTGGCCGGGCGCTATACGCGTCCGGCCAAACATGAACATTTCGCGCGCGATATAGCGCACAGCGCGGCTCCTTAAGCCGCAGCCGACCAAGCCACGCCAGTGATGCTCTGCACACCGGCCGCCTGACGAACGCCCCAATCGAGGCGATAACGCAGGCGCATCGCCACCGAGTCCGTCTGCCAGAGCGAGCGCACCGGAGAAGCGCCAGCCATATCCTCGGCCGGAGTCGTATCTTCGACATGAAGCACGGCT